GATGGAAACCTTAGTATGAATCGATTCTGTCTTTTCGGTTCGTAAGGAATCGGCATTTTCATCAATAAATCAGCCATATTATTTTAAATTAGTTTTTCTTTGTTTATTATCATAAATATATCCAAATGGAAAATATTTTTATTGACTTTCTGAATTTAATTTATTATCGTTATAATCCAGTCTAGTTTATTTAATTCTAGTTTATTTAACTAGTTTTTTATTTAATTATTTATTACTAGTTCTTTAATACTAGTTAATATTCTTTTTTTATTCCTCCTGCTGTTGAATAAGTTTTTACAATATTGTCTTCTTTGTCTTTAAAGTGTTTTTTCATAACCTCCAAATTTTGAATATCATCATCTGAAAATCCAATAGTTGGTTTTGATGGTACAAAATTATTACTCACCTCTTTTTTAAGGAACGCCTTTTTGTCTAATTTTGAAGAGATATCTTTAATATGGTCCACAAATTTATCCATTGCACGAACTTTAGCCTCTTCAGGATTTGCAGCACCTTCAGGGTCGTTATAAGAAACAGGATGAAATCTACACATATCTAAATATGTTTTAATTAATTCATCATCACTCATCTCATCATCACCTGAAATACTCCTATATTTTTTTAAGTTTTTAATTAACTCATCTTTATCAATACCATTAAACCCTTCAATTATGTAATTGTAAACAGCTTGTTTTAAGGTGTTAGGGTTATGTCCTCGAGCGGTTATTATAGAAAAGATAGAACCTCTGTTAATAGCTTCTCTAAAGTCGTCAAACGCTGGTCCAAGTTTAGCTCTCATTGAGTCAATCAAAAAGTTCTTATCTCCCGGTGTTTGAAAATTTTTAAACGGTTCTTCACCATATCCCACAATAGTTTCACCATTATACTCAAAAGGTTCTTCCCCTAATTGATGTCTGTATTCTGCAAAATCATCAGTACTCATACCAATTTCTTCACCGTCTTCAGTTTTAACTATAATTTTGGTTGGCATATGAACTATGTTATCATCCCAATCAAATGCATAATATTTCATATCAGGTGTACCTTGTTCATCAATTCCTTCTTTTAATGTATTTTTTTTCATAATTGGCTAAAAAGTGGGGACGTATCCCCACTTATGGTTTTCATTAAATATTCTCGAACGAAGCTCCTGTTGGAGTGATGAAGAATTCAATATCAATGAACTCTAACGCTTTCGTCGGTTTCAAGTAAATTTTACCTGTTAATGTATTTCTATCTAAATCCTCAGGTGAAGACGAAACAGTTACACGGAAATCGTATAAACCTCTATCTCTTCTGATTGAGTCTAAAATTGGGTTAACACTATCTAAGAATTGTTGTCTAACAATTTGGTCGTTTTGTTCGAACAATAATCTTACTGCCACCGCTGAAATTAACTTACGAGCTTGAAGTAATAATCTTCTTACATTTAATCTGTTAAGTGCTGTGTCAGCAACTTGTAATGTTTTATTACCCCAAATAACCGTACCAACATCTGAGAAAGTTGCGATAGGGTTAATTCTACCTTGGTACAATGTGTCTCTATCTTCTTGAGTCAATTTAACTCTCGCTTTAACAGAATTTACAAGACCTCTTGTGTAACCCGCTGATGCGAACCATGGGAATGCAATGTTATCTGTTAACGCTAAGTTTCTACAAACTTCACCTGTTGCAGGTAAATAAATTTGTGTATTGTTAACTGTATCTCTTGTTAAAATCCAAGGATAGTAAGTTGCAGTATAGTTAGAGTCAATTCCTGTATTGTCCAAGTTATCAACCGCCTCTTGAGAATAAATAATATCTTGAGGGTTTGTAGCATCTGGAGTGTACATATTATAATCAGGTGTTGTTGCAATATAAACCGAGTCTGCTCTTTGATATTGAACCATATCAATTGTCTCTTCTACTAAGTTTGAATTGTTAATATAATCAATACTTGAAGTTGCTAATATATTAATGTTTGTTGCCTCAGGATTCGCAAATGTTAAAATACCAAGTAAATAAGCGTAATAATCAGTATTTGCAAAATCTTGAGTATTGTTAGCAACTGTAATTCGTTTAAATAAACCACTACCTGTAGCGTTAGGGTATCTTGTAGAAGACGATGCTCCCGCTAAGAATCCTGATTGACCTAATTGGAATCTATCTTGATTTGTTCTAAATTCTCTATAGATATCCCATCCGTCAAATCCACCTGCAAAACATACAGTATATTTTCTTGAATAAATGAAGTAGTAAGGGTTTTCTTGAGTTTCAGGGTCAAATCTGAAATCCGCAGTACCACATTCAAATGCTGTTTGACCACTTGTTAATGAACTATTTGTAATAGTAACAACTGTAGCTCCTGAGTCCATATGGAATCCTTTACTTACGTAATTCCAAGCAGCACCTTCAATTGGTTGAGGAGCAATAACCCAAGATTGTGGATTTTGTCTACCTTTATAAGTTAAGAATGATTCGTCAATACCATATTGTGTTGAGAAACCTAAATAAGTTCTTCTAACAATGTCTCCCGGAGATTCCACTAAATTAGAACCGCCTGTTGCCGCTCCAAATGGTGGATTAGCAATAGTTTCACCAGGGAAGAAATATTTTGTTTTGAATTTTGGAACCGGAGACGGGTTTAAAACCGTATCATACTCTCTTTGAGTATATCCTTCAAATCCACAAGGAATTGCGTCTATTGGTGCCTCATCAGCCATCTCAATCATTACATATTTTGAAAGTAATGCATACTCTCCATTAGTAGAACCAATTTTCTTAGCAACGAAGTTGTTAGAGTTAGGGTCCATATTACAGTTAGTGAATTTCTCAATAACAACCGGATTAGAGTCAGTATCAAAGAAATTTCTTACTAAGATATCAAATGTCATGTTGTTGAATGATAAATTAGCAATCGATACTTTAACTTCTAAATTCGCAGCGTCCCCATCAGAGATTGAAACAAATTTAAATAATTTATAAACTTTATTACCTCTCAACTCAGAAACTAAGAATGGTGTTACAGGTGATTGATATTGGTTAACATTGTATGCAATTGATGAAGGGTTTTCACTTTTAGCATCCGGTAATGAAACCAATTGAGGATTAATACCTTTAATATAACCTTGGTTATAAGCATATGCCAACGAAGAAGGATAAATTTCTTCAACAAATAAAGGAACTTCATTTCTTGATTTCCCAAAATTATCAATACCTAATACTTTAGTAAGGAATTTTGAAGATGATGCTAATAAATTAGTTTCAAATGTAAAATTATCACCATCTTTAGTAACACCTGATAATCCAAATGACGCATAAGGGTTTTTATCAATACTTGAATATTGGTCTGAACTCAATAATGTTACGTTAGTTGTCGCACTAACTTCATAAACAGGACCGTGATTATCACTAGTTGAGCTATTAACATATAATGATATACCTCTTGAACGAAGTGTTGCAACAACCATGTTGTTATATTCAGTGTATGCCGTACCAATAAAACTATAATATTCTCCTGAAATTGTTCCTGAGAAACTATCAGTTACACCTGTAGTAATTGAATTAAAGTCATAATAAAATGAATACCCTGAATAAGCATTCCCTGTATAATTGTTAAAGTTTGCATAATACCAAGAATCATTCTCCCCTGCAGATAAATCATTATCGGCTAAATCAAGAGTATCAACACCATAAGCGTTCACTATTGTACCGTATTGATTAATTAACGTCCAATAATCATCTTCCGGAAGTGGTCCGTAAGCCACCGCAGTAGTTGCAGATAATGTTGGGTCACCAACAACATCTAAAATTGTATTTGTAATATCATTATTATATGTAGAAGTACTACCATCTGATAATCTATATTGTGTGTTGAAGTTAGTCTGAACCGCAGTTGGGAATGAACCACTAATAAAATTAACGGTACCCGCACTTGTTGAACCTGTAAAAGATACAGACCAAGCAGTTGCTCCGGTTGGGTTTTGGATTACAGTTGTAGGGTCTACATTCGCAGTAACTCTAACACTCCAAGACGGACCAGCATCATATCCTGACAATCCTAAGATTCTTGTCACGAACAACTGATTCGATTGTTGTAAGTATGATTTAGCGATGTAAGCCGCTTCATATTTAGGGATTTGTGTGTTAACAAATTTAGTTGGTTCTGTTCCTCCGAAAAAGGCTTGGAATTCGTCGTAGTTTGTTATAAATACCGGTTCAAATGCAGGACCTCTTAAAGTCTCACCAACTAAACCTAGGGTAGTAACACCCACACTTTGTGCTACGAATGATAAGTCAGTTTCTGAAGTGTATACCCCCGGTGAAACGAAAACTTTTTGATTTGCTTGTGCTGTTGCCATTATCTAATTATTCTATTGTAGATTTATTTTATAGATAAATATTCGATAAAATATCAAAAAACTTTACTTTTAGATATGTATTTGTAAAGAGTATGAATTAATTCTACCTTTTTTCTACCTATGAAACAGACAAAAGAAATCAAGAATATTAAAATTGACCCCGCCGTCCATGAGATACTGAAAAAGTACTGTGAAAAACGAGGATTAAAAATTTATAAGTTTTTGGAAAAATTAATCGTAGAAACCTGTAAAGAGAAGAAAGATATCTACGGAGAGGATTAAACTAATAGGTTATCGAACTGTATTGAAGACTCTTTTGTCTCATCAGTTTTAACCACATCAATACGTAAAATATCATTAGTTGTTATCTGAATATTTTGAACATCAGTTCCAAAATAATCACCATTAATATAAACATCAAAAGAATCAATATTAGTCCAAGTTCCAAAAGAAAGATTAGCGGTGTAAGCAACAATATCACTTAAAGTATCGTTTCCAATAACAAATAAATAATTCTCCAAAAATTCATTTGGATTTTCTAATGTTTTATTTTTCTTTCCGGCATTTCCAGCACCCGTTAATTCCATAAGTTGAGTAACTCTTGCAATTGCAGGTTTAACCTGAAATTCTTCTTCATCAATCAAATAACCTAACATTGTAAAGTCATACGATTGAACATAATACTTTCTTGACTCCAAACTCATTTGGGATTCGTCCGAAACATTATTCATTATAATTGGGACGTATTGACCTTTGATAAATGTATATGCCTGTCTTGATGAGAATTTTTGCATAATCACTTTATTCAACTGATTAAGTTCTCTCATACGATTACAAATAATCTTCACACTATAATTGATATCAACAGGAACCGGTTGAGGTATTGTGTAGATATCCATACCCTGTTCGTTTCCATTCCAAGTTGGGACAGATGCGTAGTAAAATTGTTTTCTATCAGGAATTGTATATTGTAATGAAGGGTTGGTTCCGAATTTAACTTCAGGACTTCTAACTACCGTAATAAAGGGCGGGGATGGGTTATAATCTAAATCCACAAATAAAGCCGTCTCAACATATTGAGACCAGTTTTGTGATGTGATAATGATATCCACCATCGGAACCACTTTTCCTGCGGTAATAACCTCTAAATCATTTTTAACAAAATCTAACATTCCTCTATCTAAATCGGCGTGTAATACTGATTTAGGAAGATATGTCCCGTCTTTATTAATATATTCCAATAGTTGTTCCCTACGAGCAGACAATGTCTTGTGTGGGACTAATGGTAATGTTGGTATAACTTTCTTTGGTAATGGCATTTTATTTCTTAACTACAAATAATTTATTTTGTGAATTTATCATATCTACTTCAGTTGCACCATAAATTGGCTCTCCACTTGATTTATAAACAAATGAATCATACTTGTATGGATTATATGTAATAATCATGTCTGATGATGGGTCCGGAATATTATCACAAGGGTATTCACAAAAATCCATTAAATCTCCAATAACAAACGCATGAACATTTTTTGATTTTTCTGAACGAACTCTGTCTTTCCCACCTTTTCTAACTCTAAACTCAACATCACCTAACTTAACATAATCCGCATGCATTATCACTTTAGATTTATATGTCACCGAAAATGTATGTTTGTGAAGGTTATAATAAACCATCACTCGTTTACCTATAAAATTATCTTCTTCGTTATTGGTAACGATTTCAAATATTCTCCTTAATTGGGATTCTTTAACTAATACTTTCATCATTAATAATGTGTAGACAACGATTTAACCGGTAAATGAAAATTATCTTGAAACCATTTTTTCATAGGTTCTTCCCAATATTCATTAAAGACATTGTCTAAATGTTCCGCATATTCACCCATAATTTCTAAAACCGGTGCTTGATTTCTAAACGGTTTATGTGATGGGTCATTTTCATCATAGAAGTCAACATCAAAATAATTAAAAACTATATCACTATTTTCTTCTCCCTCATATTCTCCTTTATAGAATATTAAAAAGTTTTCATCTTCAATATCCATATCAGAATAACCATCCTCATCTTCGCCAAAACCATAAACCCAATCCATTTCACTTGGGTTTAGATAACTATCAAGATACTGATAGATTGCGTTAAATAATTTACTCTCAGTTATTATGTATTCCATTATATTCCTTTAAATTCGTTTTCACTTACGTAAGTCGCAACAATAGTTCTGTAGAATGGTTTGTATCCACCATAAGTATGTTTATTATCAGACCTAACATATCCATCGTCACTTACCACATAATATCTAACTCTATCCTCAGTTTCATAATACCCAAGATAATCACCGAAAAATATTTCAACACCCAATTCATCAAGAGTTTTTTGATACACTGAGAATTTCATATTACCTGGTTCCTGCATTTCAAGTTTAGAACTGGCAATTAATTTAGATGATGGCGCCATTACCTGAACCAAACCTTGTAATTCAACAGGTACCATGAATTGGATACCGTCTTCCGTAACTTCACCATAAACATCATCTGTTTTGGTTTTATATCTATCGATACGATATAGGATTACCGTGAAGTTCATATCACCCAATAACCACTCCTCACCCATACCGATGTCTAAGGTGTAATCCTCCGTTCCGAAGAACTTACCTAATCTTGTAATTGGAACTAATTTTTGCATATATTGATAAATACTTCAATATCAACTATATTTTATTCAAATATTTTTTGTATAGATGGATGTAAGTCTCGAGTCAAAAGCATTGTCCCTATTGGAAACCTATGAAGGTGGTAATAACTACCTAATTGAATTAAAACGAAAGTCTCAATTAAATAAAAAGTTTTACCCAACAAGGAGACAATCAGAATACATAATTAACAATCACGACAAACAACCCAAAGTCGCTAAGAAATGGGTAATTCTTGATGCCTACTTCGCACAAAAACTTGCGGATGATAAACTATACACCGAAATACCTAAAAAAGTTTGGGTGGAAAAATTATTATCCGATAAGGAAAAGGCGTTCCATATTTGGGGTAAAGTATTTGAAAATGAGGAACTACACCATTTTTGGTTACCAAAAGCGGCAATCATTAAAGACAATACCGTTAAGGATGTTGTTATTGATTACTCAAAATATTCTAACCGTCCTCCTCTTGAACACCAAAAAGAAGCTATCCAAAAATTAGTCGAAAATAAAAAGTTTATCCTTGCTGATGATATGGGTCTTGGTAAAACAACCTCAACAATTATCGCAGAGTTAGAAACCGGAGCAAAGAAAATCCTAATCATTTGTCCGGCAACTCTTAAAATTAACTGGAAACGAGAGATTGAAAATTATTCTGATAGACCAATTTTTATTTCAGAAGGAAAACAATTTAGTACAGAAGATGACTTTGTTATTGTTAATTACGACATTATAAAGAATTTTCATGACCCAAAAAAGAAAGATGATTCTCTCATCTTAACGTCAAAATTTGATTTGATTATTATTGATGAAGCCCATTATATCAAAAATGCACAAGCACAACGCACAAAACTTATCAATGATATTACCAAGAGTGTTGATAGATTATGGTTGTTAACCGGTACACCTATGACCTCCCGTCCAATCGATTATTTTAACTTACTTAGTTTAATTGATTCACCTGTTGCCAAGAATTGGATGGCATATGTTATTCGTTACTGTTCCGGTTTTCAATTCAAAGTTGGTCCAAGAAAAATATGGAATGTTCAAGGAGCATCAAACCTTGAAGAATTACGAGATAGAACTGTAGGTTTAACATTAAGAAGATTAAAAGAAAATGTTTTGGATTTACCTGATAAAATTATCACTCCGGTTTACTTAAGATTAAAGTCCAAACTTTACGAGGAAGTAATGGGAGATTATTATAATTGGTATGAAAAAAATCCCGAAGAGTCAAAATCTTTAACGGTTCAATTTACAAAACTAACTAAAATTCGTCAAATTATTGCAGATGAAAAAATAAGTCAAACAATAGAAATTGCGGAAAATATTATTGAGCAAGATAAAAAAGTTATAATTTTTTGTAACTTTACAGATTCATTAAATAAAATTACAGAACATTTTGGAAAATCTGTGGTTAAACTTGATGGGTCTATGTCTAAAGTTGAGAGACAATTTAGTGTTGACCAATTTCAAGAAAACGATAAGATAAAGGTATTTGTTGGAAATATTAAAGCCGCCGGAGTTGGTATTACATTGACATCCGCAGAAGCGGTAATCTTTAATGATTTATCGTTCTTACCATCCGACCACGCACAGGCGGAAGACCGTGCTTATAGATACGGGCAAAAAAATAATGTACTAGTTTATTATCCGATTTTTGAGAATACGATTGAAGGTATTATTTACGATATACTTCATAATAAGAAACAAGTGATTGCAACTGTCATGGGAGATAATCAAAATACCGCTGACGCCGCTGAAGAAATTTTGAAAAGAATTAATGAAATGCGTCGTTAAATTAATTTTTGATTATTTATATGTAATGGTTAATCCAAATATATGAAAAAAATAGAACAAAAAATTCAACAGTTAGAAACAAAAATTCTTGAGAGTCACGTACTTAAAGAAAAAAATCTGTTGATTACAGAAATGAAGAAAATAGGAATTGAGAAATTACCTTACTCTTATTCAGCCTTGAAACAATTCATCGACCCTGAAACGATGGAATTTCACTACAACAAACATTATAAAGGTTATGTTGATAAATTGAATGACGCTCTTTCAAAGAAAAAACAGGGAGATTTAGAATTAGAACAAATCATTAAGACAATCAGTCGATTTGACAAAACAATACGAAATAATGCCGGTGGGGCTTTTAACCACGCTTTGTTTTGGAATATGTTGTCACCAACACCTAAAAAACTTAAAGGGGATTTGTTAACAAAAATCAACAAACAATATGGTAGTTTTTCATCCTTTAAATCAGAGTTTGAAAAAATTGCAAAAGAAAGATTTGGGTCCGGATGGGTGTGGTTAGTTTTAACATCAAGAAATACTTTAAAAATTATGTCTACTCCAAACCAAGATAATCCTTTAATGAATGTTATCGAAGGTGGTGGATTCCCGTTATTAGGATTAGATTTATGGGAACACGCTTACTATCTAAAGTATAGGAATAAAAGAGATGAGTACATTTCAAACTTTTGGAAAGTTGTAAATTGGGATTTTGTTTCCAAGTTATATGAAATGAAAACTGAAACAAAACTTTTAGAGTCCACAAAAATGAAACAAATATTGAGCGAGGGTAAATCAGAAATGTGTTCATCAGATGAAAATGAATTTTATAGAAAGTTATTTAACATCAACGAAGATGTTAAATGGATTTACATGAAAGGTATCGATAAAATTATGAGAGAAGTTTTTTCTGAGAATTATGTTGAAAATCCTGCTAATAACCAAATGTCAGGTGTTTATGATTTAGAAGGAACAGGGAGGTCAATAATTAATAAATTAAATACAAATTATACAACATTCTGTATTTTATTAAATGATTTGAATCAAGTTATTAATAAATTGACAAAAAAACCAACAATTAATTTTAAAAATAAAAATACAGAAGAACAAAAGAAAGAAGCTTTAAGATTCATTTCCGCAATTAACCATTATAAATTTCAAATATTTAATCGAGAGAGTTCAACATTTCAAAACTTGTTAAAGGTCTTAATTGAAAAAGATGCCGTGGGGTCAAAACGTGAAGAAATAACAGCTTCAATATTAAGAAGATATTTTGGTAAAGGAGTTAAAGTTGAAATTGTTGGTGAACTTGGAAGTAAAAAAGATGCCATTAGTGGAATTGATTTGGAGATAACCAAAGATGGTGTGACCAAAACCGCTCAAGTTAAACCTTTCCGAGAGAAAAAAATAACAGATGATGGTATTTTACTCGAAGGGACTGCAAGTGTAAAGATTTATAAAACCGATTTAATGGTTTTTCAAAAAGGAAAAAATGTTTTAGTTTTTGATAAAAAACCAATAATAGTTAATGGTAATTTCCTTTTTTCATTGGACTCATTATTATATGATATACAATAACGTTTAACAATATATTTATAGTTATGGCAGTAATACCGGAACCAGAAAGAAGTAAAATTTATACAAGAGTCAAACATCAATTAGGTGCGCCACTTAGAAGTATTGAACTTGAAGATGAAATGATGGACTCGTTAATGGAATTATCTATTGGAGACTACGAAGAATACGTTCTTCAGTGGTTAATAGATAGTCAATGGGTTAATTTAGTTAATCTAAATATGAATGAGAAATCAGTTGCAAAAGCGTTGATTACTCGAACAATGGACTTTGAACAACAATTTAGTTATTCATATTCAAAAATTGTGGGTCTTCAAACTGAAGGTCCTTGGGTTTTGAAGAAAGACTATTTTATTTTAAGTGCTAACACTCAAACATATGAAATACCCGCGGGTCGTGAAGTGAATGAATTATTATGGTTTAGTGATAGACCATATAATCTTGGAATGATGGGTGGTTTCGGAGGCCCTTTTGGAGGCGCAGGTCTTGGTGCCAATGAAGCCGGATTTGCCCAAATGGGTAATCAAGGTTCTTACTTTATGATGTCAGGATTCGATTACTTAATTAGAGCACAAGAATCAAATATTCTCAATAGGATTTTAGGTGGTTCTTTAACCTATAGAATTACAGGTTTACCTGATGGTAAAAAAATGATTCATTTATACAATACACCTGGAGGAAGATTTAATTGGGGTAGTTTTACTAATTATGTTGGTAAAGCAGTGTGGTATTGGTATTATGATGTGTCTCCTGATAATAGAGCGGATTGTTTAAAAAATAATCCTGATGTTATTACGTTACCTTCGGACGTTCCAATGGATAATTTATCATGGGAAGATTTAAACATACCGGGACAACAGTGGGTTAGACGATGGTTCACGGCGTATTGTAAAGAAACATTAGCGAGAGTTAGGGGAAAATATAGTGGTAATCTTAAAACACCTGATAGTGAATTAACTATGGACTATACATCCTTATTAACTGAATCAAAAGATGAAAAAACCAAATTAATTGAAGAATTAACAGGTGCTGAAGGATGGTTAACAAGATTAAGACCAGAAAAAGTGATGGAACGAGAAGCGTTAATTGCTGAAAACTTAAACAAACAAATGAAATTTAGAGCAATGCCTCGACAAATTTACGTAATATAATATGGCAATAATTAAATCAGTACCGTCAAGAAAAATAATAAACGGATTAATAATCGATTCTTCAGAAATTTCTGTAGTATCAGAATTGGATTATAAAACCAATGGTGAAAGTTGTATTATTGTTAGAGGAGTATCTCAATCAGTAATCACTTTAAACTCAATAACAACTGACCATGTTGTTATTAAATCAATGACTAAAGTCACAATTAAACCTGATGTCGGAAAAATAGATGAAGATTATGATGAATTAGTTGCAGACCAATATGCCTGTATAGAATTTAGATTTGTTGGTGGTAATTGGTATATTTTATCATCCGATGGTTTAAAACAATCATAAAAAACAAAAGTGGTCCTAAGACCACTTTTTTTATGCCATCACCCCTAATTTTTCTTCCCAACCCTCTTCGGCTAAGTCGTACATATAATCAGGAGATAATCCTCGTTTTTCCCAATATTTTAATTCTTGTTCTGTAACGTCAAGAACATCTTCTTGTAATCTATCTTGAGACCCTTCGTCTAATGGATGTCCATTAATTAACTCACATTGAGATTTGGTGAATATCCCTCTTTTTTCAGGTTCATTCACTAATAAATTATTTCTGACCTCATCTTGAAATACAACCATTAACGGTTGTAATTTTTTATTAAAAGTTGTTACTGCTCGGGCCACATTATAATCTCCTTGTAAATCTGGATTATCATCTAAGATATTTTTATCCAACATATAACAATTTAATTGAACACCATCACCCTTTTTTTGAACATCACCATGGGAAGCTCTCAACCCATTATTAACATACATAATAACATCACCTAAATTAACTTTTAAGTTTTCTTGTAATGCTAATTCCATATGAGCCATTCGAGACATACTATTTCCTGATTTTGTTTTAGTTGTCAATCGTTTTTTATAATCATCTAAAGATAATTTAACTCTCGCCCTTTGAGCAACTTTACTTAGGGAAATTTTTTTGTCATATATTTTTTGTAAATATTCATAGTAGTATTCGACAAATGCCTGACCATTACCCTCAAGTAATAACTTAATACCTTTATCTAAAAATTCTTCAATATACAACGGAAGTTTTTTAGACTTAATACTATTACCGGTCAATTTGATTTTACCTTTAGAATCCATAACCGCATAATTCTTACGGGCTAAGTTAATAGTTGACGGCCAAACACCATCAGTGTCAAGTGCCATCTCACCTCTCATGAATATATCGTTATATTCCGCAACATCCGCCTCAGGTCCGTAATATTCTTTGCCTTCTTTAACCTTCCAATTTAAACCACGACCAACATAAACTCGGTCGTTCGCCTCATCCGGAGTTGAGAAGTTGACACCGTCCGTATCCATAACCAAAGGAATATAATCTTTAGACATAAAGAACTTAATCATCTGACGAAGATATTGTCTACCGGTACAGGTAATCTGTTCTCCCATATACATATCTCCCCAAGCATATACCTGTGGTGCCGATAGTGCTCCAAACATCGAGTTGATGAAAATTTTAATCGGTAATTGTTTATTACCATATGATTCTGATTTCGCTCTGTCTGTTTCGTAAAACTCCTCAGCTAATTGTTTATATTTAATACGAGTATTACGGAAATAAGTTAACATACCTTTCATTGCTCCTGTTACATCACAATCAGGGAATACATCGTGTACCAACTGAATTGAGGGGTATAGGGAACTAAAATCGAGTTTTAGGACGTTCTTACTATAACCAACTTTTAAGAGTCTTGAAAGACCTCCTACGAAGTCAGTCTTAGCTTCTTTAGCGGGAATTGCAATACCGTGTTTATAAGACCAAGCCAACATTAACATTTTCCATAATGTTGCGGTACCCATTGTTGAAACTCTTTCGTATGTTGTTGGAATCATTGCAGCCAACAGGAACGAACCTTGGTTGAACTCTTGGTCCACCTTAAGGGTTTCATCTAAGTCATCGTCAAGATACCTCTCAACTAACTTATCTCCTGTAGTTTTTTCGTAACTGTCAGTTCTTCTCCCACAAATTTCATCAATCTTAGAATCGACACCAACTTTCTTGTAGTTGCCGTTAGTTTTGTTTAACCAAAAATCTTCTTTGTTTGCATAAAATGGACCAATATCCAAGTGGTCAATATAAACACGACTTGGAGATTCTGCATTAATATACTTGGTAATGTATTTTAAACCTGCCGCTTTAATACTTGAGTTGATGGCTTGAGCTCTACGAACCGCATGAATAATGTCAATTACATTATATCCCCAAATAGAAGTTTGAGTATAAGTCTCAACCTCATTTGCCAATTTTAACATACCATCTTTACGAGTATAAGAGTGGTTAGGGTTTAACGATTTACAAACTTTCTTTAAATCAATCCCTAATATCTTACTTCTTTCAAATATCCAATGCCAGTCAAAGTTTGCTGAGTTATACCCACCAATAATAGATGGTTTAAGTTCGTTGATTACTTTGAAGAATTCAATGATTGCACCCTTCTCTTCATTTTCATCAGTACATTCGATTACTCTGTGGTAACCTTTATTGGTTTTAATTCCAATCATGAAGATACGACCGTCCTTAGGTTCAAGTGAGGTCGTCTCCAAGTCATATACCATTCGAGTAACCTCGTTATAGTTTTCAAAACCTTTAAATAATCTTTTTTCTTTAGATACAAGGTATTGTTCCACCGGAGATAGAAGAGTTATCTTATCCTTGGATTTGTCCCCCCATGGGTCACATCCACCATCCCTAAAGAATTGGATAAGTTCTCGGTAACCTTTCATCGATTTAACTAAAAACGTTAAACCTTTTTCAAGACGTTCGTTTCCGTGAGTTTCTAATTTTTCAATTATAATCCCATACTTAGTCATCGCCTCTTTCTGAGCACCTTTTGAGTCGTTATAAAATTTTAGATTTTTTAAATCACCTACCCAAGCGAACGGGGTAAAAGTGTCTTTACGGATTTCTTTCCCTTTTCCGGGAATCTCCTTAATTTTGTAGATACAGTTGTCTCGGTAATCATACTCGATGGCAACTATAAATTCTTCCGGGTCATTCCCATGTAGGAATGCCTCAATTTCTTCACTGTTAATCATATGTTTTATTTAGGAGTGGTTTATTGGCAATCACTTAGTTGTGAAGTTTACCTTACTCATCGTAAATAAATATAATTAAATTATGTCAATAGTCAAATTAGCAACAGGCTGTTTCTGAAATAAAACTTGGTTGTACGTTAATGTAAAGTTCTTCTCGAATTGGAAGAATCAAATTACCCTCGTCATTCTTAATTAAGAACTGACCTTCATATCTACCCGGAGTATTGGTATCTCTTGATGTGAATTTAAAGTAGATATAGTATTCAGGAGAAGCTCCGTCAGGTAAAATTAAATTTACAATTTGTGCGGGAGCGGATACTATTTTAGGAATACCCGTCTCCACGTCAATCATTGTAAAAAATATAGTAGATACCTCTAAATCTTGCATAAGTTGTTGATACCCGGCTCTACCGTCCTTAACAACTTGCATTTTTAATACAGGTAATGTTGCGTTTTGTTTGATATAAAATTCCATAACAATAAATATATCGTTATGACTCTTTACGTAGCTCTCCTTCGTAATGTTCAAATCTATCGTGTTCGGTTGGGGTTAAAAGTAATAAACCTGAAAGTAATTCACCCTTTTTAGCTAATTGATACATATGACTCATCCATGTTTGTTCAAATGGGTGGGCCCATGTTGTATCTAAGAACATTTTTTTATTCCCCGGTCTACTAACAATTTGAGGCCAGTTACAATAATAAACTTCACCGGAACCATACGGTAATCCTTTATGAGATAAAACTGAGGTGAATTTAGTTTTTGGCGCATTAGGGTCTAACCCAAGATGAGGTAATTTTGGTTTTTCAGGCCAAAATTCTTCTCTAACTGATTGAGGTACATTATACCAAGACCATTGAGTTCCATTATCCCCATAAAACTCAGAATAATTAAGTTTTAAAAAGTCAAAATTTTCTTTTTTAATAATTTCTAATGATTTTGTGTATAAGTTTGGAACATATCTATTAAATCCATTTCGACAAACAGAACCTTCATTTGGGAAGAAAAACATATCATCCTCAAAGAATAAATAATAATCTAAATCAGTACTTTCAAAATGTTCCGCAATCCATTGTCTACCACCACAAATTCCAAGATTTTCTTTTTTAATATGTTCAAACCCATGTTCTTGACATAATCTTAAGTATTCGTCAGTCGTTGATAAGTCAGTTGAATTATCCAACAAATATTTTTTTGTCTTTAATAAATAATCATTGTCATAAGTTTCGAATGATTTAATTAAAGTTTTAAATTGATTTGGACTATTAAATGTTAAAACATATAATCCCACTTTATTTGTGTCTAAATTATTTTCAACACTAACTTTAGATTCATTTTTTGGTATTAACTTATCATCTTTTAAATCTTCAAAAAACTTTCCAATCAATCCATTGGATTCGATTTCAAAATAATTAATTAAATCAGAATGTTTATAAGTCATTATACTAAAAATTGATTCTTCAGTCCCCATATAACCTTCATCAAGAGTTGATTTTAACAATCCATAATAAATTCCATTAATATCTGTAATAGTATGTTTAGGACCACCAAAAAACCCACCACGAGATACTTTAGTTACTTTAGAACCCGCAATTGAATTTAATTTATTATACTCAAATCCATGTATTTCAGTTTCAGCATCATAAGGAAAACTAATAAAAGAAAATTTTGACACATATTTTGATAATTTATCAAGAACTTTATCATGAGTAAAATATCCAGGGTGAACTGTATTAGTTAAACCTCCATCAATCCAAAACATATACTCTGAATCAAACTTATCAAATATTTTTGCGTCATGTAAAAGAAATACTTTTGACATAACAAGAGGATTATAATTTTCTAATTTAGATTGTGTAGATTGTTCCAACCATCCGGATTGACCATACCATTTAGGGTCAGTTCTTATTTTCTGAATAAGTGGAAAAAATTCAGAGTTAGTAAACCACTCTAATGGTCTAACAATAAATTGTGTATTAGATTCGTTTCTTTTTTTAAATACAAATTCTCTAAGACTTTCATCACCAAAGATTATCATATTCTCTTGAGTGTCCAATAATTGCTCAAATTTATCTAAATAATGTTGGTAGGTTCTTGACCACCCTTCCGTTAAATCACTTCTACCGATATCCCAAATACCGGTTACTAATGTTATATTATTCATAATACTATTCTATATTATTTAATTTTTCAAAAATTCGATAAAAATAAATCTCATTTTTATAATTATATTGTGCCATGTCACTTTCTTCATGATGCCACGTAGTGAATGGTAGTTTATTAAACATATCTTTATTTCTCTGATATATTATAGTGTAAAGAGCCTCTTCCATATCTAAAGCTCCGTAACTCATCATTTCATTTAAAACTTGTTCCGATAAGTCACAAAACTCACTTACTTTGTCTTTGGACCCACCAAACATACCTCCAACAATATGACAATTTTCAATAGAATCTATATTGTGATAAAAATTATGGTTAGCCCTACGTTCTAATAAATGTTTATCTTGGTCACCATAAAGTATCGTTATTTTATCATTAACAATATTTAAATTCTCAACCATCGTTGGGTTAAATAATGAACATGAAAAGAATTCATGAAATGAATTACCTTTTCGATATCTTGACGGAAATAAACCTCCGTGAGAAAGACCACAATCAATCCAATAATAAAACTCATAATCTTCCGATAAATGATTTTTAATCCAAGATGTTTTACTGTGCATTATTTCATAACATCTATCACTAGTAGTCCCGTTTAATTTTTCTTGAAAATAGTTGTGATTTGGATGAGAAAATAAATCATAAATTATTATTCTAACATTTGATTTAAATTGTGAAAAATCAATTTGAGATTCTAAATATATTTTATCTTCCGGTGAAGTGTAAATCACAAAGTCAGACTCTAAGTTAAGTAAGACTTTTAACGAATGAACATAATGATGCACTCTACCAACCCTTCCCCCTAATTTGGTGTTATTTAAGTTATTGTAAAAACAAGTAACAAATAATGTTTTATTTTTTTCCATTTGTTTAAAAGAATATGTAATCTTGAGGTTTCCCAAAGTTATTTTCGTCCCACCATCCACCAACAAAATATTCGTTAGTTTTTTCGACAGGAAATGTGTTTAAATATGTTGAGCAATGAATTAAATAACTATCATTAAACAACGGGGTTAATTTTTCTCGTAAAAATTTTTGGTCTGAATCGTAGTAATGACCTTCCCAATCTTTACTTAACTCATTCATTTTAACCCTATCATTTTTTTTAATACCCCACATACCACCCATAATGTTATTATGACTAGGATTATCTCTTATAGAATGTAATAAGTAATTAGACTCCATAAAAATGTCAACACATACTTTTTCTCGATATGATAATCTAGCATCGGCATCTCGGGATATCATAACTTCAACATCATCATCATCAATCGGTAAAAATCTCCACATCATTGGGAACATATGTTCAGACCCTTCAGGCATTAATACCAATTCAGCGTTAGAATAAGTTTTTAATTTATCAATAATTTCGTTTGGAACCGAATCTCCATAATAAATTCGGCATATCCAATCCGGATATATTGTTTTAGCAATTTCAACATTGCTAATCATTCCGTAAGAATATTTAGGTTGTTGCCCATACAAGGAAAACGTTATTAATTTTTTCATTAATTTAAATTCATAAATGCACCATAATTTTTAACGAATTGATTATCTTGATATGGATTAACAACACCAAATTGATTATTTAAAACCCCATAAGTAATAAAATTACTAATCCAACTATAATTCGTAAAAATGTTTATTTTTTTTGACATTGAGATTAAGCAAAATTCGACAAGACAAAAATCCCAATACTCCTCATCACTATAATCTCTTTTAGTTGTTTTTAATATGTTGTCATCATATAAAAAAATATTTTTAAATCGTTCTTTAACGTAAGTTTTTACCCTAATACTATTGGAACATACAAAAACTTTTTCATTTTCATCACAAATTTTTTGTATTTGTTCCATTATGGTTTCATTTAAAGTGAATTCTTTTTTTAATTTTACATGTCTAACTTCAAACTCATCACCATTAATACTTGGGTCCAATACTCTTGAATTATATGCATCACCAATATCGTCCCACTCTCTAAAATGAATAATACTAAAATCATTTAATTCATTATCATTTATAAATTTTTTAGTTTTATCAATAATGTTGTTTGATAATTTTGGGAAATCTAATAATTCAAAATAGTTTAACATTCCCGGATGTGATAAATTAAAATAATAACTGTAATAGTTTTCGTTAATATTTGTAGGAAAAAACATTTCCCAACAATGTTGTCCGGTAACCCATGACTTATTAGGATATACTACCTCATAATCACCAAAATCTTTTGATGATTTTGGTGTGTCCAAAATTTCTACCTTATCAAAAAATTGGTAGTAAATTGGTTCAAATAATGATAAAAAATTAACTTTTCGTTTTGAAATAAAATACAAATGAATTTCATGTCCTTTTTCTTTTAACTGTTTTGCGGTGTAATATAACTCACAAAAGTAAGTATAAAAATCACCAATCCCTGATGTAAAATTAATTTGAATATTAACTATCATATTATAAACCTATTAATTTTATAGTGTGTTCAACACTTGATGTTGGGGATAAATAATTTTCATAATACTCTCGAGCATTTTTAGAAATAAAGTCTAAGAACTCCGTATCATTAATTACTTCCAAATATCGTTTAGTTATCATTTCCGCATGATGATATTCACCTATTCTATCTAAATTCATCCAATTTTTTAAGTCATCAGGTCTTTCAACGGAAACGTAATGAAAATTAGGTATTAATGGTGGGTTTAGTTCTGTTGTATACTCAAAACGAATAAATGGAATTCCCATTGCCATACATTCGATATCTCGATAACACATTTCACCCCTACCTGCAATTGATAATGCAATTTTAAAATCTAACATTTCAGTCGCATAAGAGTCAAACCCACCAATAGGTGGTCCACCATAAATCACATCGTTACTAAAATGTTGTAAAATAGTTCTTGAAGTGGTTTCACCTCTAAAAAACATTTTATTGTTTGTTTGTGAAATTTCTTTTCTTCTATTAAAATAAAATTCTAAATCATATTTGTTTGATGGGAAATAAATCCATGGAAAATATTTTGATTGAAATTCCGGTCTAACATGATGATAAATTTTATCTCTAATAAATTGAGAAATAAAAACTTTAGAAAGATTTGGTGATGATTGTAAGTTTAATGTTGCAGATGTTAAATCATCTGCCACTCCCAAAACAATAGTTTCCTTTGTATCATAATCCTCAATAATCATTTCACATTCATATGTTGAAATCTCAAACATTTCATTACCCCATTCTAATTTAATAGGTGAATGCCCAAGATGTGCATTCTTATAATATCGGTCAACAACAACCTCATGTCGTTTTGACAACTCTTCAATTAAATCATCAAAAAAAATATTGTAGTACCTAAATGTTTTACTTTGATGATTTGTTGGTTGATGTATTATTAATTTTCTTTTCATTTATTTTAACTCACATGGTTATGGGTTATTCTTCCTGTAATTCTATCACACCATCCTTTTGATTCCGAATAAGGCCACACAACCCAGTAATCCGGTAACGCGTCTGTTTGAAACTCTCTCCAAATCTTACAATAACCATCAGGGTCTCTTAACATACCGGCAATCTCTCCTTTGTCAGCGTCTTTTCTGAATAAAGTTTCATCTTTATTATTGTGGAATGCAACCACCCAAAAGTCGTAATCTTTTTCAGGAACACTAGAATATCCAACATCAATACAATGTTTGAATACCATACAAAAACTATTTTTCCATTCTTCTTCAGTTTCAAAGTTGTATGGGTTTGGTGGATATCCTTTATCTAATGTATGTTTATCAATTGCTCTTTTTTCAAACAAAAGACCTGAATATTTTTCATACTCCGTCAATGTTCTAACAGTTCCAAAACCATAAGGTCCGTCATGACCTTCTTGTTTTTCTTCATCCATACCAAACAATTTTCTATTTGTGTGATGAGAGTGTTTATTTTTTTCTCCCCAAGTCTTATCATCATCCCATTGTTTTGTTCTTCCCTTACGAGTATATTCATGAAATACAACAGGAAGATGTGGATGAAATAAATCATAACCCCAAGTATAAGCTCTAGCCGCGATTGAAATTTCTTCTCCGTGAAAATAGTATTCAGGGTTATGTTGAACTTCAATTGAAAATACACCTAAAGTAAAACAGAAGTGGGCTGAATAAAATCTTGAAGTTACAGGTTTTTTTAAATCTTTCCATCCCGGAATAGTTTCAGGTAAGAAGAAGACAGCACCTTCAGGAATAAATCTATCAAAAACCATTCTCCATGGTTCATTAACTCTACCCGATGGGTCATTTTCAGGGTCAAAGGATGGGACGTAACCCGTAAGTAGAGGCTTTTCGTATCCATCCTTTTGTAACCCTTTAATCATTTTTATTAAAATATCATCCCAATCCTTAACAAATCTCATATGGGAATCAATTTGAAGTGTATACGTTTCACCTTGATAAAGTTGTTGAGTTAGATTTCTTGCCCAACAAACACCTTTTGATTCTTCACAAGGAATGTCAAGAATTCTAAATCTTTTGTCTTTTCTATAATCTTCTAATTTATCAAAACCATCTTCTTCACTAAATTGTCTTGCAATTCCAAATGTGATGTTTTTTGGTTTTTTGGCATTTGCCAACATATCTTTGATTGTTGGTTCTAATTGTGGGTCTCTATAAGACGCGATTTGGACAAATATCTTCATATTAATACTTTTTAGTTTAATAATAAAAAACCCCCCACAAAAGTGGAGGGTTTTAATTAATATATTTTATTTTTATTTATAATTTTAAATACATCCATTAGGGTCAGATGAAGTAATTTGTCCTAAACCACCTGTTACTTGATACCAAGCAGTACCGTTAGAATAATAACCATTAATTACTGGTGTTGTTAATGTAGTATTGAAATATAAATATTCACCTACATTAGGACCTATTCCACCAGAAACTGTTCCGTAAATTGTGTTAGGTGCCGAACCAAAGTCTGTACAAGCTAAATTTGAAGTTGACCCTGTACCTAAACTATAAGTGTAATAACCAAATGTTGAGGTAGGTGTTGTTGTTGGTGTTGGAGTTTGTGTATTTGTAGCAGTATTAGTTGGTGTATTAGTTGGTGTTTGTGTATTAGTTGGGGTTGGTGTTAAAGTAGCACATAGATTAAAGAAACCAATTGCCACACCACTTGAATCTAACTGAATGACAGTTTGACTGTTGTTATAATACCCTGACATATTAATTGTTGTTGGTCCTACTAAGACATTGTAAAAGATTGTGTTGTCATCAAAAAGTGATTCATCTCCATAGATTGTTATTGTTGGATTGTATTGACCACACGCCTCATCAGATGTTACACCTGAATAAACGGTAAATGAAAATCTAGCTTGGGTTGGG